ATTGAATGGAAGAAGTTCCTAGCTGGAATGTAATGAAGTTAACCATAGAAAAACTTAATGAAGTAAACATTCGTGTATACGGTGATGCTGGTTGCGAACAAGAACTTGAAAACTTCTTTACGTATGAAGTTCCAGGAGCACGATTCACTCCTAAGTTTAAAGCTAGACTATGGGATGGCAAGGTTCGCTTATATTCATTAATCAAGAAGACGCTATACGCTGGTCTATATCAATATGTCTTAGAGTTTGCTCAACGTAATAACTATGAGTTAACATTTAATCCAACAGACGATTATCCAAAACCCCTCGATCTACAGAACTACACTACAGACCAAGTATCAAAATACATATATGATTTAGATCTATACGGACGTGGAGAACCAATCGAACCACGCGAGTATCAGATCGAAGCCGTTAAGACTGCACTTAATTTAAATCGAACAGTATTACTATCGCCTACTGCATCAGGTAAATCATTCATGATATATTGTTTGATGAGATGGCATCTTGAAGAAGATCGTAAAACTATCATCGTAGTACCTACCACATCATTAGTTGAGCAGATGTATTCAGACTTTGAAGACTATTCATCACATAATGAATGGTCAGTAGGCGCCAATTGCCAGAAACTATATTCAGGATTTACAAGAGAATTTACTAAGAACGTTTTGATTACTACATGGCAATCCATCTATACTCAACCTAAACAGTGGTTTGAAAATTTTGACGTCATAGTGGGCGACGAAGCTCATCAATTTAAAGCTACATCTCTTATCACCATCATGGAACGTATGCAACATGTTAGGTACCGTATAGGTACGACAGGCACCATAGATAATAAGAAGATCAATCAACTTACGTTAGAAGGTTTATTCGGGCCAGTCCATAGAGTAACGACTACTCGCGAATTGATGGATGATGGTAAGGTAGTAAACATCGATATTAATTGTGTATTGTTAAAGTATAAAGATGAGATACGTAAAGCTTGTAAAGAGCAAACTTATCAGGAAGAGATGGAGTTTCTTGTATTAAACGAAGCGCGAAATAAATTTATACGTAACCTTGCCTTATCATGTAAAGGTAATACACTAGTGTTATTCCAATTTGTAGAGAAACATGGTGTACCTCTATATGAAGATATCAAGGCTAAGGCTCCTGATAAGAACGTATATATCGTACATGGTGGAGTAGAAACTCTTGATCGCGAAGACATCCGTAAAAACACTGAACTAAATACGAATACAATCATAGTTGCCTCATATGCTACGTTCTCAACTGGTATAAATATACCTAGTATACAGAACATTGTATTTGCTTCTCCTACTAAGTCTAAGATCAGAAACCTTCAATCTATTGGTCGTGGTCTAAGACTTAAAGATGGTAAGACTCATCTTAACCTATATGACATCGCAGATGATATTCAATATAAATCGAGAAAGAACCATACATTAAATCATTTTGTTGAACGCATTAAGATATACTCGGAAGAGAAGTTTGACTATAAAGTCCACGAGGTACAACTATGACAGCTGACTTAGATCGTTACGTAGTAATAAAGTTAATCTCTGGTGAAGAGTTAATAGGTACTCTTGTCAAAGAAGATGACTATGATATTAAGATACAATTTCCTATGATGGTAAAAAAGGTAAATCGATTATTAGGTGATATGCCTGTAGAATCTATCGTCTTAGGCACTTATAGTCATTTCTGTGCTGATGATGAGTTTACTTTTAACAAACAACATATCATAGTATTAAAAGAAATGGATCCTCGTTACATAGAAGAGTATCATAGATCTGTAGATGATTTCATTGGAGCTAGCGCCCCAGACCCACAACCTTATAACCCGAATGAAGTACAAGAGTTAACAAACAAACTTAAGAACATGTTTAGAGATCAATTAAGTGAAGATGAAGAGTATCCTGAAACATTCTCTTTAAACATCGATGGTAATAAAACATTACATTAACTATTTGAAAAACCCCATACAGTCATAGTAACATGGAGTACAATTAAAGTACAATTATTTTATGGATCAATTAATAGTAAACGAAACTGCTGCTGATAAGATCAAATCTCTATTAAAAGAAGAGGATGTTCCAAACCTTATGTTACGTATATTCGTATCTGGAGGAGGCTGTTCTGGATTTCAATATGGATTCACATTTGATGATAACCAAAATGAAGATGACTTTGTTATAGAACAACATGATGTTAAACTATTAGTAGATGCTATGAGTATGCAGTATTTAGCAGGATCCGAAATAGCATATGAAACAACTTTAGCAGCATCCCAATTTACAATAAAAAACCCAAACGCAACATCTAAATGTGGATGTGGTTCGTCATTCTCAGCATAAAATAATTTTACTTTATAAGTGTTATGTAGTACAATGGTCTTAATTATTAAATAAAGGTGAATTACATGGCTGTAAAAAAACCAGTCCACTACGTTAACAATCCTGACTTCTTAGAAGCAGTTAAGAAGTATAAGAAACAGTGTGCAGAAGCTGAAGCTTGCGGAGATCCTAAACCGCAGTTATCAAATTATCTTGGTGAATGTATCCTTAAGATTGCCACTAAGTTAGCTAATCGCCCAAACTTTATCAACTATTCATACAAAGATGACATGATCCTCGACGGCATCGAGAACTGTATCATGTACTTTGATAACTTTGATCCAGCAAAATCATCAAATCCATTCTCATATTTTACACAGATCATCTATTATGCATTCCTTAGACGCATAGAAAAAGAAAAGAAACAATCATACATCCGTGGTAAACTAATCAGAGACACTACGATAGAATCTTTTGAGACACAAGGTCATGACGATGGCGACGATTTCCATAACGGATACATTGGATTCATGCAACAACATGGTACATTCGATGAAGGATTTGAAGAGCGCCAAAAGAATAAGAAGAAGAAAAAGAAAGTTGATCCGGATACTATAACACTAGATACATTTATTGAGAACCCAGATGAGTAAGATAGTCATTTTAGGTGATACCCACTTTGGTGTTAGAGGCGACTCATTAAAGTTCCACAAATACTATGAGAGGTTCTATGAAGAATTTTTATTCCCGTATATGCAAGACCATAATATCAAAGGTATCTATCAGCTTGGCGATCTATTTGATCGTCGTAAGTTTGTTAACTTCAATACGCTTGCTGAGTGCAAACGATACTTCTTCGATCAACTCAAAGCAAGAGGCATCCAACTAATAACTCTATTAGGTAATCATGATATATTTTGGAAAGAGTCGTTAGAAGTTAATGCTCAGTCATTGATATTAGGTGAGTATGATAATATCATAGTTATCGATAAACCGACTCGTATGCACGAAGATAATACAACCATAGATCTTATACCATGGATTTGTAAAGAGAATGAATCTGATGTATTTAGTTTTATTGATAGCAGTAAATCTGACTTGTGCTTGGGCCATTTTGAAATAGCAGGATTTCCAATGTATCGTGGTATGGTAGCAGAAGATGGTCTATCGCATGATATGTTTAGTAAGTATGAACGTGTATTGTCTGGTCATTACCATACAAGGTCTAAGCAAGAAAACATCGAATACATCGGCACACCATATGAGATGACATGGCAAGATGCATCTGATCCAAAAGGATTCTCAGTATTTGATACAGAAACAAGACAACTTGAATTCGTCCAAAACCCTTTCACTATACATGAAAAGATCGAGTATAATGATAAGGATGTAGAGCCAATCGATCTTACAACAATTGAAATAAAGGATAAGTACATTAAGTTGGTGGTTATAAATAAAACCGACCTCTATAAATTTGATAGGTTTGTTAACCTACTGTACGAACAAGAACCATATGAAGTCAAAATCATCGAAGACCTTTCAGAGTTCAACGAAGGTACGATCGACGCAGAGATTAATCTTGAAGATACTATTAGCATTCTTGGTAATTATATTGATTCCGTCCAAACGGAAGGAGATAAAGAAGCTATTAAATCTTTCGTAAAAGGATTATACATTGAAGCAATTAACCAGGAGGTTGTTTGATAATATTTAAGTCAGTGAGTTGGAAAAACTTCCTTTCAACAGGTAACTCCCCAAATAAAGTAGAATTAGATGGTCACTCAACAACCTTAATAGTTGGGAAAAACGGTGAAGGTAAGTCCACTATCCTTGATGCACTTACCTTCTCACTGTTCAATAAACCATTTCGTGATATCAATAAGAATCAATTAGTAAACTCTATCAATCAAAAGAATTGTGTAGTTGAGATTGAGTTTAACATTGGCTCTATCCATTATAGAGTAGTACGTGGTATTAAACCTAATATCTTTGAGATATATCAGAACGGCACAATCATCAATCAAGATGCTGCCGTAAAAGATTATCAAAAAGTCCTCGAACAGCAGATCCTAAAACTTAATTATAAAACCTTCACCCAGGTCGTGATATTAGGGTCTGCTTCCTTTGTGCCGTTCATGCAGTTACCTGTATGGCAAAGACGTGAAGTCATCGAAGATATCCTTGACATCAAAGTATTCTCTACGATGAATACGATACTAAAAGAAAAGATAGCAGAGAACAAAGAAGAACTTTCTGCAGTAGATACTGAGATCCGTATCATCACTGAACAAGCTAAAGCGCAGAAGAGTTTAATTGATTCTTTACAACATTCCAAAGATCAAAACGTTAAGGTATTACGAGATAAGATCGAGGCTAATATCACTGAGATAAATGATAAGACTCAACTAGTGGATCTACTTAATAAAGATATAGAAACACTTAATACACAATTATATGAAAAAGCCGAAGTAGATAAGAATATAGATATGTGTAAATCAAACATGAATAAGTTATCACAAAAACTTACACAAGTAGATGAGCACATAGAATTCTTTACTAGTAATGAAACGTGTCCATCATGTGAGCAAGGTATACAGCACGATCATAAAGATAAGATCATTCAAAAGATATCAAGCGATAAGAAACAAATCACTGATAATATGGATATGCTCAACTCTGCTTACACTAAATTAAGTAAAGACTTACAAGAGAAACAAGATGTATTAAACCAGATACAAGATAAGAACATCTCTATATCTACTGAGATTAATGCTATGAACATGCTTATTAAATCTAATAATGCATTAGAGAAAGAGATCGGTGAGTTATCTGTACAAGGTGACATCGATGTCGAGAAAGATAAGATCAAGCTATTAGCTAACGATGCATTACAAAAGAATGAAGTAAAGATAGATCTCATGAAAGAGAAACAACTACAAGAAATTGCAGGAGTACTACTTAAAGATACTGGTATCAAGACCACTATCATTAGAGAATACCTACCAGCGATGAACAAACTAATTAACATGTACCTGTCCGCAATGGACTTCTTTGTTAAGTTTGAATTAGACGAGTCCTTCAACGAGAAGATCAAGTCTAGATTCAGAGACGAGTTTACATATGCCTCATTCTCTGAAGGAGAAAAGATGCGTATCGACCTTGCAATCCTATTCACTTGGCGCCAGATCGCTAAGATGAAAAACTCAGTCAATACCAACTTATTATTACTAGATGAGATCTTTGATTCTAGTCTTGATGTGGCTGGTACTGATTACTTCCTATCCGTAATGGATACGTTGGGCGAAAATACCAATGTCTTCGTTATATCCCATAAAGGTGATGTCCTCCTTGATAAGTTTAAGAATAACTTACGCTTTGAAAAGACTAATGACTTCAGCTCGCTGGTAACTAACTCCTAAGTTATTGATTTATATGGACAACTCTCCCGGCAGCGCCCAGGACAGCCCATTTTTTGACTAGATAGGTAAATATACCCTGCTCGGGCCCAGGGGCCTATGTACATTAAATAGCTTTTTAGGTATAATGTTTCTTTAACCTGGAGAGTTTATGACAACACAAATCACTTATTACTTACAATTTTCACCATCACAAAACCGCTTAATTATTGACACATCACTATCCAACAATTGTGAGCTCAAAGAATCAATCCAAGCATCATCTTGGCTACAAGCAAAATACAACTTAGGCTACCCCCTAACCTCCCTACAAGAATATCTTTTAAATCAATAACTTACATAATTATCTATATAAATCAATAACTTATACCCTATGTACTTTAAATATAAAATAGGGTATAAT